CTCGGCGTTCGCGTGCGAAGGCTGCGGCTCCGGCCACCACCGAGGAGGCCACCGAGGCTCCCGCCGCTCCGGCGCGCGGTCGCCGCAAGGCAGCGTTCTGATTCACCCGGAGGGGGACTACCCCTTCGGCTCGGCGAGGTAGCTCAGCGGATAGAGCGGGCTCACTTGGAGTTGGCCGGTGGTTCAAATCCACCCCTCGCCACGCAGCGGCCATGTCCGGCACTCTGGACCCCCACATCCCTCTCGACCCCCGAGGGTGTGCTGTACACGGACCGTCTGTGGGGGCACCCACCGTCTGGTGCACAACGGGGCCAGCAGGTCATCCACGGAGTCGATCCGGCCTGCTGGCCCCACTAACGCATGGAGGAGAAGCTATGCGAGTAGTTGGCGTCGTTCCGAACACCCCGGACACCTGGCACGGTGTGATGGCTATGCCGGACGGGAGCATCCAGCACGTGCACGCGCGCACTCTGCCGCGTATGGATGACACCGGTTCCTACATCCTGGATAAGCCGCACGGAGTGCTGCACGACCCGGTGAGGGCTACATGGCCGTCACGCTGAAGTTCATGTGCGAGGACGGTCGGATACGTGCGTATAAGTGGCACGAGTACCCGATGGTCGTCGCGTGGGTTCACCCCCAGGATGCCCTGGTCAAGTGGTATGACACCGTATCCCCGCCATTGGCTCAGACCAAGCGAGTGGTTCGAGTGGTGGTTCACTGTGGTCCGGAGGCTCCGTACCCCGCACAGCCCACCGCCGATGAGTTGTGGGAGGGTCACCAATGGCTGTCCGGCTGAGGGCGTACGTGTGCTGTCGTTGCTCCAAAGCCTTCCGCACTAAGGAGAAGCGCGATGAGCACGAGCAGGAGGCTGGTCACCAATGGCTGTCCCGCTGATCCGCACGTCGGAGCGCAGTGACTTCAAATCCTGTCAGTTCTACTGGTACCACCACTGGGTGAATGGCCTGACGGGGCGCACCGTGCCGACCTGGGCCTGGTTTGGTACCGCCATCCACAAGGCACTGGAGGTGCGCTACCCGGTCGGTCTGAAGCGTGGTGGCTTGCCGGACGTGCTGGACTCCTTCGTAGAAGCCGTCGGTGATGAAACCGGCCGCATCTGGGAGAAGGGCGGAGAGCTCGACGACGAGGAAGTGCATGACGGCAAGGAACTGGGCCTGGAGATGCTCAAGGGCTACGTCAAGCACTACGGGTTGGACTCCCGGTGGCAAGTCATTCACACTGAGCAGCCCTTCCAGATTGACGTGCGGGATCCCAACACCGGTCGGCTCATCGCGGTGTACTGCGGTACCTGGGACCTGCTGGTATGGGACCGAGTGGACAAGGTGTACCGACTGGTAGACCACAAGACCCGCGCGCAGTTCAAGAAGGACTGGTCGTTCTTCAACCTGAACGACCAAGGTGGCAGCTACCTATGGGTCGCGCCAGAAGTGTTGCGGCACATGGGTCTCATCGGGCGCAGGGACCACATCGACGGCATCGTGTTCAACATGCTGCGCAAGGCTCTACCGCAGCCCACCGCCGAGGACGGCATCCGATACAACTTGCCGAAGCGCCAGCACTTCCTGGACGCCCTGGCAAAGGTTCCCGGCCTCACCATTGCACCGAGGACCGGCGTGGCCAAGCTGGCGGAGATGGCTAAGGCTGCGGGCCTTGATGTGAAGGGTGAGCCGCGCGCCAAGCAGCCGCCCCCGCTGTTCGAGCGGTTCACCACTCATCGGGGCATCGAACAGCGTGTCCGGCAGGGGCAGAAGGTGCTAGCCGAAGCGAGACACATGGACCTAGTGCGCCGGGGTAGGCTTCCACTTCTGAAGCATCCGACGGAGGACTGCGTACGGTGTCCGTTGTTCGACTTCTGTCAGCTGGACGAGCTCGACGGCGGCGAGGCCCAGGAGTACGCAGCTACGATGTTGGTGCAGCGCGACCCGTATGCAGACCATCGGGAAGCCATGCAAGACAACGGTTACACCGTCAAGAAGGAGAAGCATGCCAGTACCTAGGAGAGGCAGAGCCGCAGGAGCTCGTCAGTCCTCCCCGGCCTCCGTACGGAGGCCCACCGCGATTGTCAGCCTGCAAGACCAAGAGGCCCCGCGACACCGCAATATGTGTGTCTACGGCAACAGCGGTGTCGGCAAGACAGTTCTCGCGGGCACAGCGCCTAACGCCCTGTTCCTGGCCACCGACGTCGAGGGCACCGAGAGCGCACGCCAGCTAGGCAGCACTGCCAAGGAGCTGCCGGTCAACTCGTGGGAAGACTTCCTCGAGTACAACGACTGGATCGTGCGGGGTGACGCACACCGAGAGTTCGAGTTCATTGTGCTGGACACGGTGGACGAGCTCGAGGAGCTGTGCTGGCAAAGCCAGCTCGTCAACGATGAGCTGAAGCGGGCCAGCCGATACCAGCCGAACAAGGGTGACTATCCCGTGGTGTGGCGCAAGTTGCGCGACGAGCTGATGCGGCTGAACCGTGCCCCGGTAAACGTCATCTACTTGGCGCACTTGATGCACATCGACCGGGAGAGCGAGGACGGCGAAGACACCATCACGCTCGCCATGCCGGAGATGGGTAGCCGGAAGCGTGGCGACCTCAGTAGCTACTTCTGCGCGCAGATGGGCCTGGTGGGCTACATGCGCGAAGTGGTGAACGAGGAAGGCGAGACGGACAGGCATCTCATGACCCGTAGCGGACCAAGGTGGATTGCCAAGGACCGCACTACGGCGTTCGGGGCCGGTATTGTGAACCCCACAATTCCCGGCATGCTCGCGGCTATCGCGGCCAAGGGCAGCAGCACCACGACCAGGGCTCGGCGTACCGCGCGCCGCGCCAGTTAGCAGGAGGAGAGCAAGTGGCTAAGCGCACCGTTGATTACAGCGACTACACCCCGCCGCAGTACGAGGAGTACACCGGGGAGGCTCCGCCCCCGAACCAGTGGTTTACCGGGGAGGTCGTGCGGGCGGCGTACCTCGAGGAGGACGACCAGGTCCGGTTCATCATCGAGCTCGTCGACCACCCGGATTACGCGGGATGGGGCAAGGGATGGTACGCCCCGTTCGAGGGCAACCAGAAGTGGAAGATGCAGGAGATCCTGCGGGCCATGCAGGGTGGCCAGGAGAAGCCGGTCACCCTGGACTGGGAGGTCGAGGCCCAGGTCAAGGCGTTCCTCAAGAAGTGCAAGCGCATCCGGTTCCAGACCGAGCTGTACAACGACGACATCAAGATCAAGAAGGTCCGTCCGCTGCTCGAGGCCACCGGTGCGAAGCCTGCCGCGAAGGCCACCGCCCCGGCTCCCACTCCGCAGGCCGTGGAGACCGACGACGAGCCGCTCGAGGACTACACCGAGGCCGAGCTGGCCGAGATGTCCATCGACGACCTCAAGGAGATCCTGGCCGAGGAGTTCGAGGTGGACGTCCCAGCCAAGGGACGCCGGGAGAAGGAAGACGCCTACAAGGAGAAGCTGGTCGACGCCATCCTGGACGCCCAGGAGGAGGGCGGCGAGGACCAGGCCGAGGAGGCCGCCGAAGACGGTGATGCGGACTTCGACGACGGGTTCACCGAGGACCCCGAGCCGGAGCCGGAGCCGGAGCCGGAGCCGGACCCCACTCCTGCGCCGCGTGCCCGGCGTGGGCGTGCCGCTGCACAGCCCGAGCCGGAGGCTGCCCCGGTCGCTCGTGCGACCCGTCGGCGGCGTGCCTGACAGCTAGGTAACACGGAGGGGCTGGCCTACGGGCTGGCCCCTCTTGCGTTGGTGATGGACGAGGTGTTAGTGTTCTCACACAAGGTTCGTTACTCAGCCGGGAGGCCAGCCATGTTCAACCCCCACTCCGCCGCTTGCCAGCTCGCCGCTCTCGCGCACAAGTGCGGCATGACCAACGAGCAGCTCGTCGCCGCATGGCCGGAGCGTCCTACCACCCCGGCCAAGTTCTGGCAGATGGCCACCTGGATCATGCACGTTACCAACCAGCCCGGCCACTGACACCACCTACCTAGGGGCTGCCTTCGGGCAGCCTCTTTTTCATGCCCTGCAATCGGGCCTCAGATGACCTCTGCGGGGTGAGAGCATGGGAGGGGGCACCCGCGTAGGGGTACCCGTTCAGAACTCAGGAATTGCGGGTTTTGTCTAGAAGAACCACGGCCAGCCCGCTACCCCAGGGAAAATTTAGCTGGCCCCGTATGTGCGCGCACGCGCACGTGAGGCGGGAATTTTTGGCTGGCCGCCCCGGCGCACCCCGGTGGATTCTAGACGGTGCCTAGGGGATCAAAAGGACGCCAAGAAAGACCCAAACCAAGGGCCTGCGCAAGGTACGGTTACCGGGCTGCCCAATGCCCGGTAGCAACCGAGTACACGAACACTATCTCTCTGTTGATGTGTCTTGTGTATGTGTGTAAGGGAAGGAGGGTAATGACCGACGACACCCTTTCGCAGGGTTACGGCTTCGAGCGCGTCATCGTTAAGACCAGGCTCGCTCCGGAGGACCGCTTTGCGCTGGCGAAGATAGCGCAGGACGGCGAGTCCGGGATGGCCACGGTGCGCCGCGTAGTGCAAGACGGCCTGCGGGCCAATGGCTGGCCGGTGGACAAGCGCATCGAAGAGTATGCCCATTACGCCGTTCAGTGCATTCGTGCAGGGAAGCCCAATGAGTTCGAGAGTCGGTAAATATGGCCACACGCGGCGATGGCTGGCGCGCTAATTTCCGAGCGTGGCTGACCGGGGAGGAGCAGGAAGGCGAGACGCGCTCTTACTGCCCGCTGCACGAGGACCCCATGTCCAGCAAGACCCCGAGCGCGAGTTTCAATTTCAGCACGGGTAAGTTCATGTGTTTCAGCCGGTGCGGCGGGTACTCCATTGCCCAGCTAGTAGCCCTGATGGACCAGGGTAAGCAGCCAGAGCGGCGCATTGACCCGACCGGCACAGACCAGTTGGCCGCACAACGGCGTAAGCGCAAGGCCCGTCAGCAAGGCCGGACGGTAGCACTGCCGGATGAAGAGCAGATAAACGAATGGCATCACCGGCTGTTGGGTAAGCGCGACCTGATGCAGGAGCTACTGACTAAGCGCGGCTTGAACCGCACCACGTTCGCGCGGTACCGCATCGGGTATGACGGAGAGCGCATCACCATCCCGGTGTACAGCGACCTCAAGGAACTGGTGAACATCCGCCGGTATGCCTTCGGCTCCAAGGTCAACAAGATGGTGAACTGGCCGGGGTACGGCGATGCAACGCTGTACGGCATGGACGCCCTGAAGCAGCCCCGGGTCTTCCTGACCGAAGGAGAGATGGACAAGCTTCTCGGTCGGCAGTACCTATTCCCGACCCTCACCGCCACCGCAGGGGCGGGCACTTGGTTGCCGGAGTGGAACGGCCTGTTTGTCGGCAAGATCGTGTACATCTGCTACGACCTGGATGACCAGGGAGAGGCAGGCGCACGGAAGGTCGGTAATCAGCTGCGCTCGGTGGCCAAGCAGGTGTTCATTGTGAAGTGGCCCATGAGCGTCAAGGGCAGCGACATGACGGACTACTTTGTCAGTCAGGGCTACGGGCGGCAGAACTTCATCGACCTGTGCAAGTCCACTCCGCCGTACCGCGAGCGCAAGCTGAGCAACGGCCGCGCCAACGCGGACGTACCCGAGATCAAGATGCGGGAGTCCTTCTCGCCGGGCCTGCTGGACAAGCCCATCAGCATGGTCGCCACTGTGAGCGGCCGTAGCGCCACCCCCAGCGCCCTCCCCCGCAGGTACGAACTGCACTGCGGGCAGGACTGGCAGAAGCCGAAGTGCGGTCGGTGCCCGATGGAGATGATGTGGGGCGGTGCGCACAAGGGCGAGATACCTGCCGACGACCCGGTGGTGCTCAAGATGATGGAGCGTCCTGAGGACCAGCGGCAGGCGGAGCTCCTGAAGTCCGTCGAGGTACCCGGCACATGCCCGCGCGTTGAGGTCACGCTCACGGAGCAATGGCGCATCGATGAGCTGGCGGTTGTGCCTAACGTAGATGACCCGGATGAAGGCGACGGGGAGCACGTGCTGCGCCGGGTGTTCAATGTGAGCGAGATGGGCAAGCTGACGCCGGTCAATACCACGGCGCGGCTTACCGGCGTGAGCACAGCCAGCCCGCGTGATGCCAAGGTGGTGTTCCAGAGCTGGGGGTTTGAAGAGACTAAGACCAGCCTCGACGTGTTCGAGATGACGGAGGACCTGCGTGGAGCTCTGGAGAGCGTATTCCAGCCGAGACCAGGGCAGAAGCCTATGGATAAGCTGCAAGAGCTGGCTCGGGACCTGGCTGCAAACGTCACTCATATCTACGGTAGACCAGAGCTCCACATCTCCTATGACCTGGTGTGGCACTCGGTCCTGGACTTCACCTTCCGGGGTCAGCGTATCGGTAAGGGTTGGCTCGAGCTTCTGGTCATGGGAGACACCCGAACGGGTAAGAGTGAAGCTGCGGAGCGGCTGCGCCATCACTATCAGTGCGGCGTCCTCAAGAGCTGCGAAGGAGCCACCCTCGCTGGACTGGTTGGTGGCGCACAGCAGATCGGCAACAACTGGGTCATCACCTGGGGCACGATTCCCCTACAGGACCGCCGACTTGTAATTCTCGACGAGGTGTCCGGTATCTCGGACAAGAACATCATCGAGCAGATGAGTGCAGTGCGCAGCTCCGGCAAGGCCCAGATCAGCAAGATTGTCAGCCAGGAGACGTTCGCGCGCACCCGCACCATCTGGATCGGGAACCCTGTAGACGGCCGGTTCATCCGGGAGACCAACAACGGGGCTATCGATGCCATCGCGAAGCTCATCACCAACCCGGAGGACATCGCGCGCTTTGACTTCGCGATGGTGGCTGCGCAGGACGACGTACAGTCCAACGTCATCAACAGTGCCACCCCTCCCCGGGCGCAGCACCGGGCCACCCGGGAGCTGAGCAGTGCGCTGGTCACCTGGGCCTGGAGTCGCACCCCCGAGCAAATCGTGTGGGGCAAAGGGGTAGAGCGGCACGTGTTGGCCTGCGCCGAGGAAGTGGGCGGGAGGTACGTAGCCGACCCACCGCTCATTCAGCCGGAGAACGTGCGCATGAAGCTGGCGCGGCTTGCCGTGGCGGTGGCTGCGCGGCTGTTCAGTCACGACGGCACCGGCCTGAAGGTGTTGGTAGAACAGGAGCACGTCACAGCCGCAGTGGAGCTCCTCGACATGGTGTACGGCAAGAGGTGGTTCGGTTACGCTGACCACAGTCGTAAGGAGATTCGGGCGCGGCAGGCGGCCGAGGAATACGCGGAGACATGTCGCCGGTTCCTGCTCAGCCATGACGGGGTGCTGCGCGCACTCAAGACAGTGATCAACGACACGCAGTTCCGAGCCCGGGACTTCGAGGAGTTCGGCGGTATGGAGAAGGACATGGCCGGTCAGGTAGTCGCGGAGCTCCTGCGCATGGGCATGGTTCGCCGACGTAGCAAGGGATACATGAGCATGATGCCGCAGTTGATCGCAACGGTGCGGGACCTGGAGGATGAGTAATGTTCGGCAGTAAGAGAGTGATGGTTCTCGGGGCTGGCCCGGCCGGTCTGCTGGCCGCGCATGCCGCTATGACCAAGGGGTATGAGGTCATCGTGGTGAGCAGGCCGGACAAGGACGGCAAGCCTGCCAAGAGCGACCTGTTTGGCTGTCAGTACCTGCACGCCTACATCCCTGGCGTGGGGCAGATGCGGGACGGTTGGGTGCCGGTCAAGTACGACGTGGTCGGTCCGGTGGACGGGTACCGCGCCAAGGTGTACGGAAACGGGTACCAGGGACCGACCAGCGCCGATGAGTACGGCCCGGAGGGCGACCATGCTGCCTGGGACCTGCGCCGGGTGTACGACGTGCTGTGGGACCACTGGCGTAGCCGCATCGTGCCCATCAGCCTGAACCCGCTGTCGGCCCAGGCGGTGTTCGAAAACCCCGGGCCAATCCTGGTGACCATCCCGGCCCCGGCCATCTGTCGGGACATGGAAAACCACAAGTTCTCCAGTGCGCGCATCTGGGCCATGGGTGCCCGGGAGCAGGACCAGGGTGAGCGGGAGTTCCCGTACGCTCCGCCGGAGAACACGGTGGTGTGCAACGGCGACCGGGATACCTCCTGGTACCGCGCGGCGACTGTGTTCGGCTACAGCACGCTCGAGTGGCCCGGGGGTAACAAGCCACCCATCCGAGGGGTTGTGCCCGTCAGCAAGCCTCTGAGCACCGATTGCACGTGCTGGCTGCGGGTGCGGGCGCGTCGCAACAACGTTCACCGACTGGGTCGGTTCGGGCGGTGGGAGAAGGGTGTGCTGGTGCACACCGCGTACTACGACACGCTGAAGGTGTTGTCGTGAATGCAAAGCTGTCTGTCCACCTGCGCAGAGCCCTGGTGAACCAGGCGGTGAATCTCCCTCGTAAGAACATCGGGATTGCCCTCAGCGGCGGGGTGGACTCCTGCACGCTGCTGGCCGCCTGCCTGCGGGCGAGCGTCCGGCCTATCGTGCTGAGCTACACCCCGGACACGCATACCAGCACCGACTTCCTGTACGCCAAGCACAACGCGGAGAAGCTGGGACTACCGTTCATCCCGGTGCACTTCCCGATGACCCGGGAGGGCTTTGAGGGTGCAGCGCGAAGGGTCATCCGTCTTGGCTACAAGACCAAGATGCAGGTGGAGAGCATGGCACCCATGACCGCCATCGCAAAGACGGCCTCCAAGTACGGCGTCGAGGTGCTGCTGACTGGCGACCAGGCCGACGGGTACTACATCAACGGAAACTGGATCAGCCGCAACTACGACAGAGCGCGAGGTATCCCGGGCATCGAGCGCAAGCACGTGCGTTATGACCAGGACGCCAAGCGCATCGACGACCTCCGGCACATCTACTGGACGGAGGACCGAGGGAACTGCCTGGCTGTTCAGAAGCTCTGCGCCAAGTACGGCGTGCAAGCCGTGATGCCGTACAGGTTCCACCGGATAAGAGACGCGTTTGCAGGCAAGCACTGGCGGGAAGTGAACGAGCCTCGGTTGAAAGAGCCTGCGTGGCAAGCCTTCCCGGAGATGGGCCTCGAGCGCACAGCAGACATCTGGGTACGCCCTACACCCATGAACCTGCACAGGGGAGACACGATGTTCGCTCAGGTGATGGGGCAGACCCTCATGGGGGCAATGCCTGGTCCGTGGCGTACGCCTACCGGCCTCTACTCCGCGATGGCGAGGGGTGAAGTGTGAACCCGGTGATAGGTCTGGACATTGACGGGACGCTGGGTGACTATCACCCACACTTCATCGGGTTCGCCAACGGGTGGCTCGGCACCGAACACGACACGCTGGGCTACGACGCGCGCCTGCCGCTGAACCGGTACCTAGGTGTCAGCAAGGAGCGGTACCGGAAGATCAAGCTGGCTTACCGGCGCGGCGAGATGAAGCGCAGCATGCCCGACCTGCCTCTCCCCTATCCGCAGGTGCGCGCCCTAACCGTGCGGCTGCGTGAATGGGGATACGACGTGTGGCTGTGCACGACGCGGCCATACCTGAACCACGACAGCATCGAGCCTGCTACCCGCGAGTGGTGTCGCCGTAATGGAGCGCGTCATCAGGGCATAGTTTGGGGCGAACACAAGTACCGTGAACTGTGCAAGCTAGTGGGCAAGGAACGGGTTCTCGGTGTTCTCGATGACCTCCCGGAGATGTGCCGTCAGGCGCATTCGCTGGGCATACCCACTGCGTTCGCGGTACGCAGGCACAACATTCAGCAGCACCAGGCTCTCGGTATCGAGCGGTTCAACTGGAACGCCCTGGAGACACACGAAGACACGCTTGAGTGGGCTAAGGCCCTGCTCGTTAGATGGAAGGCAGCACAATGACCCTGGTTACCCTCGACCAGTTGTTCACTGCTAGCGACAAGTACCTCACGGTCCCCGTCAACCCCGCCAAGTACTACCGAGAGAAGTTCGGCATGAACAAGGAGCAGGTCGGGGAGCGGGAGTACTACGTCACCCGCGACGAGGATGGTCGGGCGTTCATCGGGCCGGTGCGACACCGGGTGCGCAGGCCAGCCAGCGCTCGCTCGCGCTTCACGCAGGAGTACCCGAGCCGACCGCTGGCCGAACTGCTGCAGGAAGACAGTGCGGAGACAGTGGACCTGTCGAAGGTTCCGCCCGCCCCGCCCTCCGGTCCGCAGAAGCCGTCGCGCTGGTCCCGGGTCAAGGAGTGGGCGAAGGACCGCTGGTACGACAAGGAGTGGCACGAGGGTGCCCGGCAGACCGCCGGGACCTTCCTCATGTGGTCGTTCACCGTGTGCGCGACCGTGATGTTCGTGAAGGGAATGCTGTGGGTAATTACTCTCTGATGGATGAGAACGGCAACATGCGCCCTCATGCTCCGGTGCTGGTGCAGGCAGAGGCCAGCGACCCCAATGCGATGTGTCGTACTGGATGTGGTTTGCCACGAGGCCATCAGATCCACGAGTGGCTGAAGCCGGTGTGGTTGCCGGTGGACCCCACCACCGTGGAGGTCAACGCCCCGGTGCAGGAAGCTCCGACGCCGGACACCGGCCCAGACCAGAACGAGGCGCTGGCGGCGTGGGATGCCTATGCCGCGCAGGTCCGGGACACCATCGCCCGTAAGAGCGTGGGGTACGGGGATGCCTGGCAGGCGCAGGGCTACATGGGCAACCTCGCCCGCGTGCTCAGCAAGGCGGCGCGCCTCAAGAACATGCTGTGGCGAGAGAAGGCGTGGCTTGGTACTGGGGGAGAAGAGAGTGCTGAAGAGACCGAGGCGGTAGCGGACACGCTGGTGGACCTTGGTGCGCTGTGCGCGTTCCTGGTGGCTAACATCGAGGAGGGGAACCGATGGGGCAAGTAAGGGAGGTCATCCCGCAAGGCCCGAGCCAGCACTGCTCGGACCAGCAGCCACACGACATGCACCTCAACACCGAGCCGGGCACCCTGAAGGGTTCGCATTGTGACGGGGTGCCGGTCCTCGAGCCGTTCGTGGAGCTGACGGTGCGGGTACCCCTGAAGGCGTTCGGTGCGAACGGTGGGCATGTCTCCCACCAGGGCATACTGAGGCTCATCGGGGAACGTGGTCTGGGTGCCATCGTAGATGCCATGAACAGCGAGCACGCTCGGGTGGCTCTGCGGGTGCGGGCGGGGGACAGGGACCGCGTGTACCCCATCTTCGAGCGCTCACTCCCCCGGCAGGTGGGCAGCGATGGTTAGCGCCACCACCACCGTCGGGCGTAGGACCATGCTGCGCCGCCTGTACGCCACGTACGCCGAAGATGATGCCTTCGCGGTACTCCGGGCCGGAGCGCGGGCCGTTGTGCACGGTGACGGCTCTACAGCCCCCCGCCTGATGTTCGTGGGCGAGGCCCCCGGCCGACACGAGGACAAGGCAGGTAAGCCATTCATCGGTGCCTCCGGCCGGTTCCTGGATGAGATGCTGTGCAGCGTGAACCTGAACCGTGAGGAGGTGTTCATCACCAACGCTGTCAAGTACCGCCCGGTCGCACCGGGCACGAACCGCAACCGGCCACCCACGGACCGTGAGGTATTCGCCAGCATCTGGTACCTGCGTAAGGAGCACGCCATCCTAGGGTCGCCGCCCATGGTGCTGCTCGGGAAGCACGCGCGGCACGCGGCGGCTCGCCTGGACCAGCGCAGCCTGCGCCTCGGGGCACCGGAGCTGCACATGAAGCTCGGTGAGTGGACCACCACGCTGGGCGTACCGATGCTCCCGCTGTATCACCCGGCGTACGCCATCTATCAGCAGGCCAACCGCCCCCTGCTGTTGGACATGTTCAAAGCAGTGCTCACCCCGCCCACCCTGCACCCCTAGGAACGCGCCATGATGCTCAGCGACCGAACATATGTGGACCTGCTTGCCAGCGGGGACATCCAAGTAGTCCCGCACCCGGAGACCAGCCAGGTGCAGCCTGCCAGCCTGGACCTGCGGCTCGCGGATAGCTTCGTGCGGTTGCCGCGCAACCAGTTCGACGAGGCGCACCGGGAGACGTTGTCACAGACCATCATTCGCCCGGGGGAGTTCATGCTGGGCAGCACCATAGAGCGCATCAAGCTTCCTTCCCATATCTGCGGACAGGTACACGGGAAGAGCACCTGGGCGCGGCGTGGCCTTATGGTAGAAGCAGCCGGGCTGGTTGACCCGGGATTCGAAGGTACCATCACGTTGGAGCTGAAGAACCTTTCACACCTCCCCCTCGTCCTTTCCGCAGGTACGCCCATCTGTCAGATGAGCTTTAATCTATTGGATATGGCGGTACTCCGGCCGTACGGCACCCCTGGTCTCAACAGTCACTATCAGGGCCAGGAGCGCGCAGAAGGCGCTCGCGAATAGAGGTGGCAATGGCAGGCATGGACGGTTACTTCGAGGTGGTGTGCTGCGGCAGAAGGCGCGGCATGCTGCCTGGGAATGTCATGGTGTGTAGCAAGTGCGACTTCTCGCACGAGCATGGCACCGGGATACCCAACGAACGGTTGGTGAAGGACATCGCGCCGGGTATCTGGCAATGGCCTATCCGCAAGAAGAAGGGTGAGAAGTGAGACCGCGTGCAGAGCTACACGCGCATACCACCTTCTCGCCGGGGGATGGGTTCATGATGCCGGGGGACCACATGCAGGTGTGCGCAGAGATGGGTATCACGGCTCGAGCGTTTACCGAGCACGGCAACGTCAGCAGCCACGTCAAGGCCGAGCAGGCTGCGAAGGCTACCGGCGTCAAGGCCATCTTCGGGTGCGAGCTGTACTGCGAAACGGGGGATGAGGGTGGGCGGTATAAGCATCACCTGACCGTACTAGCGATGGACCAGACCGGCCTGAGCAATCTTTACGCAGTGGTCAGTAAGAGCTGGGAGAACTTCCGATATAAGCCAACCACTACCGGGGATATCCTGACGGACCATCACGAGGGGCTAATCGTGCTTTCGGGGTGCCTGGGAGGCAGGCTGGCCACCGCTGTGATGGGAGGGAAAGGTGAAGACGAGAAGGCGGCGGACATTAGGAGTGGTGCGCGCGTCGCTGCACAGTTCCGCGAGGTGTTCGGTGACCGATACTATCTCGAGGTTCAGGCGCACCCATTGCTTGACAAGCAGCGCGCGTACAACCGGGCTGTTGCGCGCATCGGATCGCGCCTTAACATCCCACTGGTCGCAACGGGCGACGTACATTACCCGCGCGAGACTGACCAGGATATCTACCCGCTCCTACACGCCATCGATCGCGGGGGCCGTTCGAACACGGTCGAGGCTCAGGCGCAGAGCTGGGAATACGGGATCGTACTGGCGCATCAAACGGGTGATGCCGTATTCTCCGGACTCCTGGAGACCGGGCTACGTAGCAGTACAGCGGAAGGAGCGCTGGCTGCTAGTCTGGAAATTGCCGATAGGTGCGACGTCACGCTGCCTAAGCTTAAAGATCTCGTGTATCCGGGCACGGAGGATGAACTGACGTGGTGACGTTGAAGTTCAAGAAGCCGGGAGAGCCGCTCGAGCCTAGCTGGCTGCTCATGATCGAGTTCGCCAAGTGGATGCGGGAGGTTCCCCCCGAAGACCCCCGTGAACCTGCCAAGCTCGTGCACGACTTCCTGGAGACCGTAGAATGACGAAGACAGCGCTTCGCAGACGGCGTAACGGATCTACCTCCCTGTCACACCCTCCCCGCAGAGTAGACAGCCGGACCCTGCTGAACTCGTGGGTGCGACAGGGGTGGAAGTACCGAGGCCTCGGTCGGCTGCGGGGCGAAGAGCGGGAGAAGTACCTGACCCGCGTCAAGTACGAGCTCGAGCTCATCCTGCTCAAGGGCTTCGAGGACTACTTCCTTGTCATCTCGGACATGGTGCGCTGGAGCAAGGACAACGGCATCCCGGTCGGCCCGGCCCGTGGTTCGGCCGCAGCGTCGTTGGTGTGCTGGCTGCTGCGCATCACCGAGGTAAACCCGATGCTGTTTCCCAACCTCATCTTCGAGCGGTTCATCGACATCAACCGGCACGACCTGCCGGACGTTGACCTGGACTTCGACGACGACCTGCGCTACCGGGTGCGGGAGTATCTGGTCGGCAAGTACGGCGCGGAGCGGGTAGGTAACATCGGTACGTTCACCATGTACCGAGGCAAGAACAGTCTCGATGATGTGGCACGGGTGTACAACGTGCCGGTATCTGCGGTGGAGGAGATCAAGGGAGGGCTACTCGAGCGTTCCTCTGGCGACCTGCGGTACGGCCAGACCATTGAGGACTCCCGGTCACTGTTCCCTAAGGTCGAGGCGGTATTCCACCGGTACCCGGACCTGGAGAACGCCCAGCGCCTCGAGGGTAACCTCAAGGGCTTCTCGGTGCACGCAGCCGGATTGGTGGTGGCAAATGGAAAACTGACAGACAACCTAGCCGTATACACGCGCCGAGAGCCCAGCAAGGACGGCACCGGTAAGCTCATCGGTACGGCCCTGAGTATCGACAAGTATGACGCTGAGTACCTCAACGTTCTCAAGATTGATGCTCTGGGCCTTACCACCATGGGTCTCATACGTATCGCGCTGGGCATCATCGGCATGACCCTCGAGGAGCTGTATGCAGTACCGCTGGACGACCAAAAGGTATACGAGGGGTTCCGACGTAACGAAGTCATTGGCATTTTCCAGTTCGATGGCCGGGCTATGCGCAGTGTTAACCGTGAGGTCAAGCCCGATACGTTCGCTGAAGTTTGCGATATCAATGCGTTGGCGCGACCGGGTCCGCTACACTCCGGTGCTGCGGCTGAGTACATCATGGCCAAGCACGGGAAGAAGATCGTAGAACAACTACACCCCGTGGTCAGTGACATCACGGCGCACACTAACGGTCAGATTGTGTACCAGGAACAGATCCTGCGAGTGGTGCGGGAGCTGGGAGGGTTCAGTTGGGAAGAAGCCGCGCTGGTCCGCAAGCTAATCAGCAAGAAGCAAGGCGAGCAGGCGTTCAACCGGTTGCAGTCGAAGTTCATGGATGGGGCTTCTACCCTCGGCGTACGCGAGACTGTTGCGGCCAAGGTCTGGAAACAACTGGTCACGGCTGGTGCGTACGCCTTCAATGCTGCCCACTGTGTCTCTTACGGGATGCTGGCCTACTGGTGCATGTGGCTGAAACAGAACCACCCGTTAGCGTTCTACTGTGCGTCTCTCCAGAAGTTCAGCGGGCCGAACCATAAGGAGAAGGCGCTGGACATTCTCAAGGAGTGCGCGGCTAAGGGCATCAAGGTCCTGCCGCCGCACCCGTTGGAGAGTAGTGCGCAGTGGTCCATCAAGGGTGACGCGCTACTCGCGGGCCTGGTGCAGGTGCCCGGCATCGGGGCCACTACGGCCGAGGCGATGCTGGCGTGGCGCGAGGAGGTGCAACGCACCGCGCTGGACACCCGGGTGGAGTGGGAAGACTATCTGGAGGTCAAGGGCATCGGCCCCGGGACCATCAAGAAGGTGACGGAGTTCTGCGCGCAGGACGACCCGTTCGGGGTGTATACGCTGGCGCGGCAGCTCGCGGCTATCCGTTGGTGGATCGGCAAGAACGGCGACCGGGCACACCTCCCCTTCCCCGCCTCTCGCAGTGAGGACGTGCCGTACGAGGCGAAGCCCGGCGAGCACGTGTGGGTGGGTCGGGTGGTCAACCGCAACCTCAAGGACATCTACGAGCTGCACCGGTCGCGCACCGGTGAAGAGCTTGACCCCAAGAAGGTCAAGGAACCGCAGTACGTCAACTACGTGGTCATCACCGGGGAGGATGAGACGGGACCGCTGGTCGTGACGGTGCACAGGTACGGCGGTCTGTACGAGAAGTTCAAGGAGGACATCTGGGACATGGATCCCAAGAAGGACCTGCTGTTGGTTCGCGGGTACAAGCGCAGCGAGTATCGGCGGGCCATCTACGCAACGGAGCTGTACGTGTTGACACCTAAGGAGAGCAACTGATGGGTATCCCGGACACATTGAACGGAGTGGCGGAGGGCGTACCGAACGCCAGCCAGCCGTTCTGCTGGAACATGCGGGAGGCGGTGGAGGAGAACATCCTGAAGCTGGAGGCCAGGTTCGCGCGCTACACCGGCGACCTGCCGTACGGCTGCAACTTCGACGAGGCGGCCATCATGGTGCCCAGTCTGTTCCACCGGGCACGCCTGGTGGAGGCGCTGGAGGTGGCCGGTTGGCAGGTGTTCAATGAGGCCGAAGACCTCGTGTACACCAACCCGTTCGGCACCCGGTACTTCGTGGCGTACATGTTCCTGCGCCACCCCAAGAAGCGGTACCGCCTGGAGGTCATGATTATGAGCGAGGGCGAGGAGGACATGCGCCCCGGCTTCAGCCCACTGCACGCGTCACTGTGGCCTGACGGTGAGCGGCCGTACTCGTCGGGCAGCCATCTCTTCCCCGTCCCTCACCTGAGCTTCAAGGCTACGAACATCCAAGGTGCAGAGGGTAAGCACCGGTCGTATTCGATGGCTATCCGGCATCTGGGCAATCAGGGCTTCGTACACGCGCAGACCTGCCAGAGCACCTACGGGCACTTCGGTTACTATCTGCACCAGGACGCCCGGGAACAGCTGTACATCAAACCGCGCGTGAACACTCGGGATGACGCATGATGGAGACCAGAGCGTGCATCCTGGTGGTAGGTGCTCAGGCCGGGAGCCTGGGTGCGGCAGTGTGCAAGGCTGGCGTGGAGGCTGGCTTCACCGCGTACAGCATCGGGGTATCCCGGGAAGAGGACCAGTACCTCGACCTCCTGACCGCGCCCCGGTCCCTCCTGCGGGCCACCGTTCGTGAGGTGAAGCCGCAACACATCGTGTGCACCATGGGCATCAATCAGCCGTACCCGGCGGACAACGACATGGATCTCCCGTCCTGGTACCTGCGGCACTTCGAGGCCAATGTGGTGGGACCGATGCGGCTGCTGGAGGAGTACCGGTCCTGGATCGTGAACGACCTGAACGGGGATCTGTTCGGGGAGACGCGGCACTACGTGGCCATCAGCAGCAACAGTGCCGTCATCCCGCGTACCGGGTCGGCGGCGTACTGCGCCAGCAAGGCTGCGCTCAGCCAAGCTCTGCGAGTGAAGGCCCGGGAGGCGCAGGGTGGCGACAACGGATGCATCGTGTACGGGTACGAGCCGGGCTGGCTGGAGGGTACCCCGATGAGCAAAGACATTCGCAGTCAGTTCGCTGCGGGTGCGCCCATGCACCGGATGCGCGGCCAGGACCTTGAACAAGGGGTGCCCGCGTGGGCGCTGGCGCGTCAGATAGTGGCTGGCCTGAAGGTACCGGGTGCGGCCCTGAACGGGGCGCTGCTTCGGTATGACGGGGGAGAACTCTAACGGGGTACTGGACACTGTGGTGGCTTGCCCGCTGGGGTATGGCCATGGTTGGCTGGCTCTGCGATAGCCGGGAGGTACCCGGCAGAAAGGGAGCTCATGAAGAGAGCGTTTGTTACTCTGGGCACGCTCATCGCGTTGCTCGTAGCCAGCTTCACAGCGTCCAGCCCGGCACAGGCCAACACCATTCACGGCTGTGCGGACAGCGCCAGCTACAGCGGCTACGGCATGGTCTGCGTCTTCGACGGGACGGACTACGGGACGTACTGGTGGACGCAGTTCGACATGATCTGGATCGCCGAGCAGAGTAACGGGTGTTACACCCTGCCGTCATCGCAGATCAACCGCATCAGTAGCATCGTCGTCAACCCGACCACGTACGGCGAGACGGCCATGGACAGCTTCACGGTCAAGCTGTGGCCCAACGACGGCTGCGTCGGAACACCGGTCCCGTGGTACTGGGCCGACGTCGAGTACTCCGACCCGGACCTACGAACAACCTCGTGGGGCAACGTGAGCAACGTCGCGAACAGCATCTCCGTTCGCCTGCTGTAGTTGGCTCGCCCCGGTGTGCGCTCACAGATCGGCATCGGGGCACTCAACGCTGGCAAAGGGGCTGGCGTACTAGGCCGGGAGGCCACAGAGTTGGGTTACATCGGCAAGGCTAAGCCATCCCCGAACAGCGTGCAGAAGGGAGGGAAGCATCTCGGCAAGGGTGGCAAGCATGCCAAGGACGGTTGCTTGGATGTGTTGGTGGTAGGCGGTATGGCTGTGGGCGGCCTCGTGTACGCCCTTAAGGAGATTGTGTCGTGACCGAGTATCAGTTTGAAGGCTTCAACCTGGCCCGTGACGCGGTGCACCGTACTGCGGAGGAGAAGGGCTGGTGGGAGCCGCAGGAACGCATCGTGGCACTGCCGTTGCACGGCAGGCCGGTTACCGCCATGGTGGACAGAACCTTCTCGGACCTCATTGCGCTGGTGCACAGTGAAGCGTCTGAGGCGCTCGAGGACTACCGGGGTGGCATGAACCCCCGGGAGATCCGGTGGCAGTTCATCGCTCGCCCAGGTGGCGCGCGGGTGGAGCGGGTCGTGCACCAGGGTCGCGATGTCTGGGCAGACCTGTACGACGGGGCTGGCCGGGTGCGCATCACGGCGCTCAACGCGGCGGAGTACGGGTTCGAGGCTAAGCCCCACGGTATCCCGGTGGAGCTTGCCGACATCATCATTCGTGTACTGGACATGTGCGGGCACTATGGCATCGACATCGAAGCTGCCATGCTGGCTAAGGCCAAGTACAACGAGAGCCGGGAACACCGGCACGGAGGCAAGAAGCTGTAGCCATGAAATGGATCGACAAGCTCTTCGGGCGTAGCCCGGACAAGGGCGGGCGCAGCACCACTCCGCCGATGCAGCCGCAGAAGCCGAAGTACACACCCAAGAAGACCGCCAAGCCACCCAAGAGGGGCAAGAAGTGAGCGAACCCGAATACATCACCGGGCACATGTACTGGGGTGACGACCAGGGCTCCGGTCCCTGCGAGAAGCCAGTGCGGTCTCCAGATGGCCCGACTAACTGCGGATACCCCCGCAGCCTGCATGCTGACCCGGGTGTGGTGGAGCACTTTGTCAAGCGGTACCCGCATGACTTCCTGGTCGGGCCGGAGGGTGGCGACCACTGCACGTACGCCAGCACAACGCAGGGCGAGACCGACCCAACCAAGGGCGGTGTGTGGCGGGTGTGCGGGTACCCCCGTTCCGAGCACAGGGTGCCCAGCCGAGTGCAGGCGCGAGATGAGCCGTGCCAAGACCCCGCCAGGTGTGACGTTCACGGGCATACCAGCGCGGTGGTGCGGGTGGCCGACGTGGCGGAGTACGCGCGGCAGCCGATGCCGGACGCGGCGCGCAGCGGGATTGTGGTCACCTTGATTGACGCGCCGGTGGACCCACTGGGCACCCTGGCCGTCATCGGTGGCATCTACAGCGGCAAGGTCGCGCGGTCCAAGGCCGAGGTGACCGACGAGGAACGCCGCGCGATGCTGGCGGACATGCAGGCAACCGTTCTGGACGGGCCTCTCGAGGCTATTCAGTTCACGTTCCTGCTCGAGGGCGTGTCGCGGTCCTTCACGCATCAGGCCGTACGCAACCGGTTCAGCTTCTTTGCGCAGGAGTCGTTGCGCTTTGCGGTGGCGGAGGACTGGGCGCAGGAAGTCCCCCTCCCGCCCTCCCTCGCAGGGCGCGGCGACGGGGATGCCGGAGTCGGCGTGTGGCGCAAGGCCATGAATCAGAGCGAGGACAACTACGCCACGTTGGTGGCACTCGGCATGCCTGCGGAGGAAGCGCGGGATGTGCTGGTGCACGCCATCACGACGCGGTACTACTGGACGGTGTCGCTGCGTACCCTGCTGCAGGAGGCCGGTAAGCGCACGTGCACGCAGGCGCAGTTCCACTGGCGTCAGGCGTTCGCGGGGGTAGCTAAGGCGTTCCGCCAGAGGGATCATGGGGAAGGCCAGTACGTCATCCAGGGAGGTCTGACGGGGGATAACGATCCACACCCCTGGAAGCGAACTGATGTGTGGCAGTACGAGGCGTTCGCTGGGCTCATCCGGCCGGTGTGCTACCAGCAGGGTGGGTGCGGGTTCATGGCCAAGTTCGACCGAGGCTGCACCATCCGGGCTCGGGTGGATGCCAACGAGCGGCTCGGGCGGCCGAGCAGCGAGTGGAGCACCGAGTACGACGTGGTACCGCCAGAGGAGGTCGTGGTGGGTGTCGGCCCGAAGAGCGTCGTCGTGGACCGAGACGGCACTACGCCGTTGTTCGTGGGGGCTATCGACCCCCGCGAGTGGGCAGCGGACCCGTCGGCTGCACGAGTGTTCAAGAAGGAGGAGTGATGGCTACCGGTTACGAGGAGCGCAACAAGAAGCCCGACCCGAGGTACACCGTGATGGTCAAGGTGGTGGAGGTCGTCCCGCCCTATCAGGTCGGCAACGGCATCGGGACCATGATGCACGACCGGCAGACCGACGAGGTGGTCAACCTCGTGCTGCGGGCGGACACGGTGGAGGACGCCATGGACAAGGCGGTCGCACACCTGACGGTGGTGCGGGACTCATGAACAAGCAGCAGGCCCTCGAGGCCCTCCTCTGCCGGGTGCGGTCCTGGGAGCAGCCGCACGAGGAGGTACGGGCTACTGAGGCGGGGGTCGTCTTCCGCGAACTGTTCCGAGCGGTGGAGCGAGTGGACCAGTTGGTCGCCACTCCGAGGAGCAGGCGGCAGCCCAGCTACTCCAAGGAGATGGAGTCCTTGCTGAAGACGGCTGGCGCAGCCGCGCTGTACCTGCTGGTCGACGAGGTCGACGTGGTGGAGGTCCCCCAGGGCGGCTTCGACCCTCGGCCGATGGCGGAGCGCAACGGGTATGCGCCCCGGGAGCTGCGCGGACAGGCCGGTCTACTGCCGGTGCTGGGCGCTGCCAACCCCTCGCCTATCCCGCTGGCCGGGCTCGGCCCGGCTCCGGTGCAGCCCATCAACGGGGAGATCGGTAGGCGGGTTGATGAAGATTGAGGGCTACATCGCAGAGGTGACCGTGTCGGTGACCCTGCGGAGTGACGAGGGTGGGACGGTGGCGGAGTACTCCGTGACGCGTACGGCCGCTGGCTCCTCTACCCGCCCGGGTGCTGTGGGGGTTATCGAGACAGCTACCTCGGCCGCCGTAGCGGCTGCGCGCATCATGAACGCCGGAGTACAGAACACCGAGGCTCGGAGGCTCAAATGACAAACGTGCATGCGTTTCTCCCGGGTGGTGAGAACGGGCTGTGCGCGGAGAACTTCGGCGGGGTGACGCGGTGCGCCCTCCCTCGGACCAGCGAATGGCACTGGCAGCCCGAAGCGGAGGCCGTGGCGGTGGAGCTCCCGCTGTACGGCGGGGACTCCCCGGAGGGCGCGGGCATTACCGTCAACCTCCCGCCGCAGCTCAAGGACGCGCTCAAGATGGACGCCGATGAGTACGCCTGGTTCCCGGGCGGCGAGCAGCCGCTCGAGGCGCAGAAGCCCGGCCCGGACATGACGGTTGGTGCCGCTCCGGATGTGCCGTTGGGTTCGGAGGCCGAGCGGGCGGTGGCGTGGCTGGAGGCTGCGGACATCGAGCTGACGTACGGCCCGTGGCCGGTGCGTAAGTTCCTCATCCCGGACAACGGCAGCTCGTTGCGGTTGGGTCAGGCGCTGAGCGCCCTCGACGGCCTCGAGCAGGACTACTCGCTGGTGGTCAGTCGACCCGCCGGTGCGGGCTGGCGGGTGGCTCTGCTCACTTGGGGGTGGGCGCTGGGTATGCCCCTCGAGACGGTGTGCGCCGAACTGGTGGACCGGTCGTAGTGGAGTGGGGAGTTGCGGAAGGGTCGTTGGTGCATCTCTGCGCTGACGGCCCTTCGGCCTTTCGGGCGGAGGCGGAGATGTGGGCCTGCGGGAGAGCCGTCGTGGTGGTGATGCGCGGTGGTGATGGGGGCTGGACGCCGGTCGGGTTGGAGTCCGTGTGGCGGCGGGATCCAGCGCCTCCCTCGGCGGCCAGACCCGTTGAGTGGTGGGATAGGCGGGGTAGGTGGGGGTGGCGGTGGTTTAGATGGGGGAGTAATCGGCCCTGGTTTGCCCGTAGGCGTGTGCGATAGGGCTTCGGCTGGCCCGGTATAGGTGTGGTGCGCAGAATGGCTTTGAGTTGGTCTGGAGGGGGAGAAGGTATGCCGGTCATGGGTGGTCCTGCGTTGGTGGTGGTGTGGGCGGACCCGGGGAAGACGACGGGCTGGAGTGTGCATCGCGTCAACATCTCGGAGCTCCTCGCACGCGGGCAGGTGGGGGCGGTCTCGAGGATGTGGTGGCGGGTGGGTCAGTTCACGGGGAGCTCTACCTCGGCGTCGGTCGACTCGTATCTCAATCTGTGTCGGGCAGTGTGGGAGAAGAGCGAGGAGGAGGATGTCGTGGTGTTCGGGTGCGAGGGCTTCACGCTGATGATGAACAGTACGGATCATTGGTTGCTGGAGCCGGTGCGGTTTCTCGCGGTGCTGAAGGACAGACTGCGGGGGACGGGGGTGGGGGTGGAGGTGCAGGGAGCGAGTGAAGCCAAGAAGACCATCACGGATGTGCGGCTCAAGTCGTGGGGGCTGTATCAGGCGGGTACGGCGCACGGTCGTGACGCGCAGCGGCATGGTTTGTTGTTCCTGAGGAGGTATGCCTCGCAGCCGGAATTGCGGACCAGGATTAGTGGGTCCTAATAAAGGGTCGTCTAGACTCCCCTCGGTTGGCGCTACCCCCTGGGCAAAAATTCCCGAAGTCCAGCTGGAGGGGCTAACAATAAACACCAAGCAAAATGCACTATGCGCACGGGCGCGCGCGAGGCCCCGAAAATTCCCTGGGCGGCCCGCGCTACCCCGGTAGAATCTAGACGTCTAATAGATCACTCTAGGAGAGAGAGGAGAGAGAGAGAACATACACACTAGGGGTAGAACTACTAAAGTGCATTTTTTGTACCTAGACTAAGCGCAAATTTTCTGTATTGTGGGTGGCATGACCGAAGAGACAAAGTCCGGGCACGCATCGACGTACCTGAACAAGTGGGAACGTGCTGCGTGGCTGGAGTACGTTGAGGGTTCCGACATGCGACCGCATGAGACGCTGAAGGTTCTCATTCTCGAGACTATGGTCCGGGAGGGGTTGCTGCCTCAGGTCGACCTGGATCGGGTGCTGGACAAGATCGAATACCGCAAGGAGCACCCGCACGGAAACACCAAGATCAACCCAGCTCATGTGCGCGCACGCGCTCGGGACGGGCGCGCACGGGCGAGCGCGGGCGCACCCGATCGCGCGCAAACAGTGGAGAAAATGCACGGCGAGCGCACGGGGGCGGGTGCGCGCACGAGCGCGGGGGCACATGCGGGCGCGGGGGTGCGCGGGCGCGCAAGCACAAAAATTGTTACGGGTGTCGGCGATATGGAGGGTTCGCCGGAATCAGTTAAGCCCAGAATTGCGCGGCGCAGACGTCGCGCGTGATGAGAATCGTCTCGAGGAGATGGTCATGGCAGTTGATGATCGATCAGAATTCGGTGGAAATTCAGGTCTCATCCAGCCCCCGCCGCATGAATTGACCAATGCGGAACTGGCGATGTTGGAGAGAAAAGTGGATCCGGCGGACCCCACGGACAGCGTTGAGGCTGCTCGAGCGCGGGTGAATGGGGAAGAGCAGTGAGCCAGAAACAGCAGTTGTCATGCCCCACATGCGGTTCTCCAGAGCCGCGCCTGCATCCGGCAACACAGCCTGAGGGCGAAGTCCTGGCCGTCTGCAAGGATGCCTTTCATGGGTGATAAGTGAAACTATCCGGGCCTGCTCCGTAATGGGGTAGGCCCGGTAGGATGAGGGGTTATGGGATGGACACCTAAGACCAGTAGCAACACCGAGGGAGACGCTGGACAGGGCACTCCCTCCCGGACCCGCGCTCCCCGCAGGCGCAGACCTGTACCCAGTACAACGCCCAATCTGGATGAGGCAAGGGCAGCTAATCCGCGCGTTACCACTGGCGCAAAGCCGCTAGCAGGGGTTAGGGACAATGAGGAGGATCCTAGACGCCGCCTGACCGTTCGTCTGGGTAAGCGGTGGAGCGAGATCGTCATGTCCATCAAGCGCGGCGATTACACCTGGCAGGAGTTCGTCGAGGGCCTGGACGAGGAAGAACTGGCGCGCGGCAGGCTGAAGAGCGCGGACGGTTCGTTCACGGGTGCGCCCAGCAAGATGGTCCCTCGGGAGTTTCACCTGGCCTGCCAGCGGGAGCAGCAGCGCAGGTTCGAGGAGATCTTCGGTAGCGAGGTACTGCGTATCGCGCGCAAGTATGTGGAGCTGGCGCAGTCGCCCCAGCTGAAGGAAGAGACGCGCGCCAAGATGATGCAGTACGCCATGGAGCGCATCTTCGGCGGCATCCCCAAGGACGTGCGCATCAACCAGGCTGCGCCGTGGGAGGCCATGGTCCTGAACGTGGTGGGTGAAGAGGGGCAGACGGGCCTCCCCGAGCACCTGGCCAGGCGATATGCAGGGTATGCCGAGCGACAGGGCAGCGGGGAGCAGAGCGATGCTTAACTGGCTGCGTGACTGGATGGATGACAGGCGGTACACAAAGCGCATGCTGCGCGGTGGATGGGAGCTCGAGGCGGGCCGTACGTGGTACGACAAGCCGCGCGAGGACCGGTGTGGCCACTGTGCAGGGTGTGTGAACGGCAACCCGTACTGCGCTACTCGCGACGGGCGCGCGTACGTGGACAACCACCCGTACGTGAACCGCATGGGCTACGAGCAGGCGGTGTGCATGCACGGCGTCATGGATGGCTTCGCCCGACCCGGGGTAAGTGCTCGATGTACCATCTGCAATCCGGACGCAGGGAGGAGCGATGGCTAGTAGCATCAAGTGCCGTAGGATGTACAACGCATTGCGCCGCAAGGGCTACAGCGTCAAGAAGGCGGCGACCATCAGTAACGGCCTGCGTAAGAGGCGCGGGCACTGCTAAGACCACTACCCGGCGTCCAGCCAAAACGCGATCACGTCGGGCGTGGAACCTCGGCCCCGAAGCAGGCACAGACCGCGTTACACCAAAGAAAGCGCGGGGGCTTCGGGGTCGAGTCAGTATCCCTCGACCCTGCCAGGGCGTAGAAGTGCCGGGATAGCGACGACGCCACGATGCAGCTCCCGGGCTGGCAGGGTCGAGCCTTGGAGAAGGGATAGCAATGCTCGTATTGAAGAAGGACACTGTGAAGGCTGTGCTGGCCTGGGCGGAGGAGCACCCGCTTTTCGAGGTATGCGGGATGGTGTGGCAGCACAACACGTCCAGCCTGCAGACGGTGGTGCCGCTGAAGAACATTCACAGTGAACCGACCAAGTACTACGCCGTAGATCATCAGGAGATGCAGCGCGCGTATCGGCGGATGGCCGAGCGGGACTGCCACCTGTTGGCCTTCTATCACAGTCACCCCGGTGGGAAGCCTGACCCGAGCGAGGCGGACATGGAGGGCGCGCTGAACGTCGGTGTGCACTACCTCATTGCGTACCCGGAGGTCACAGAGCTCAGAGCAGGCATGACCCGCCCCCCCTACGTCTCCCGCAGGACCTGGGAGCTGACGGCGTGGGAGTGCATCGACATGGGTATCCTCGTGCAGGATGAGATCATGGAGCGTAAGAGATGAAGGAGATTCTGGTAGGTGTCGTCCTTGGCCTACTCGCGGGCGTGAGCGGCACGTACCTGTGGCTGATGTGGTACTTTCGGGACGTGATGAAGTGAAAACGGGCACTCTGAGCAAGCCGAAGCTGTGGGCGGAGCTGAACTACCGACCGAACGCCGCGCAGGCCAAGATGCACGGTAGTCGCGCGCGGCACCGCGTCAACTGTGCAGGCAGGCGTACCGGGAAGAGCTTCAGTGGGGGCATGGAGTGCATGCCCTGGTGTATCCAGACGCGCCTCATGAAGCCCATGCTGGATGACATGGGCATCCGCGCGGAGTACTGGATTGTCGGGCCTAACTACACGGACAGCGAGAAGGAGTTCCGCGTCTTCTACAACGCGTGCAGGCGGCAAGGCATGCCGTTCGACAAGCCTGGCACGTACTACGACCCCAAGGGCAACATGACGGTCAGCCTGTGGGATGGCGCGTTCATCCTGCACGGCAAGAGCGGGGCGCACCCGGAAAGCCTGGTCGGCGAGGGGTTGCACGGCGTCATCATGAGCGAGGCGGCCAAGCTGCGCGAGAGCGTGTGGCAACGGTTCATCCGGCCCACCCTGGCGGACTTCGTGGGCGAGAGCGTGTGGAACACCACCCCGGAGGGCAAGAACTGGTTC